CTATCAAACTCAATGCAACATTTATAAATCTAGTTTGACTAGGTGCAGTAGAAGTATTTAAGACAAAAGGTACTTTAATATTGATGGGATTAAAATCATAGTTTACAACTTCATACACAGTATCGTCATGTATCACATACACTACATTTTCAAACTGAATTATATTATCTCCATCCATTGCACCAAGGACAGGATTAATTTCACGTAGAATTGCATCTGCAGGATTTAAGTCATATGCAAGAACAAAGATAGAATCGTCTTTAAAAAGAAGCAGGTTATCATTGTAAACAATTACAGCATTAAGAGATTCACCGTCTCCTGTAGATACATCAATAAAGTTAGTACCACTCCAGGTAGTTAAATCAGCAGGATTGCTAAATCGTAATCTAGACTCATTAGAAGCAGCACCAATACCTGGAACTAAATACATTCGTTCTTTATGAATAACTGCATTACGACCCCTAGGCATAGCCGCAACAGCTACTGCTCCACCAGAAGGGTCCCAACTCAAACCTGTAGCTGCTGTAGATTCGTGATTAGCTGGAAACCAAACCTTACCTTGATATTGAATAGCTATATCAGATAATCTACCCGTTGCAACATTAGTCCAAGTAATTCCATCGGTACTTCTGTGAATGCCTTGTGTACCCGAATCAGTTCCACTAGAGAATAAATAACCTACCCCGGCAAAAACTGCTGTACCAATAATTTTGTGACCAGCCGGAGCAGATGTAGTATGTTTTACAAAAGGAGGGCGATTTTTTAAAGAACCATCAATATCTAGCTCAAAGTTTTTACAAACTACAAGCTCTTCATCCGCAACAGAGGATACGTCAGAAGCTAGATTTAAGCCTCCTGTAAAGGGACCAATCCTAAGAACTTCTCCACCCATTACATATCCTCAGGTAAGACCGTAATAGTCGGATAAACATCGCGACCTTCGCTAGTAGAACGATTAGCCCTTCTATTGAGACCGGCTTGTAACTGCGCCAGTTTATTGCCAGCACCTTCCCAATTCTCATCCATTTCATAAGCTTGAATTAAGCAATACTGCAGCAATTGGTTATGATAAGCTAATGGTAATCCAAGAACATCAGCATCCAATGCAGGCATCGTAGGCTTTTTGGCATACAGAATACGCATCCCATCGACTACTGTTACCTGTGGTATTGGATACAGAAAGAAAGCACCTTTATGACCAGTCCAAATGTAAGGAGAATCCATAGTATGCAAAATCGTTTGATATCCCGCAACAGACTTCTCAAACTGACTAGTACTTACACTTGGAATCGGTTTATATGCTAATTCATCCTGGTTACTTTTTACTCGAATGGAACGAATAGTTAAAGCGTCAGTTGGAAAAGGATATTCATCTTGGTTAGCAACTATATCTGCAAGAACTCTTTCATCGAGAATTTCTTCATTCTCGATTACTATTTCATTTTGACCCTGCTCAAGCCAACGTAAAATATCAGCATCAGTAACCTGTACTGCTGCCTCGTCTCCAAACTGACGTTTTACGCTTTCTTTAAGCTGGCCGAGGTTCATAGTATATGCGCCCTTCCTGAACCAGGAATTTCTTTAAGAGTATTTCCATCCAGTTTCTTACCTCTATGAATGAAAGTACCTCTAGCTTTAGCGTGCTGACGCATAAGAAATTCCATTTCCTCTTTGCCAGCTTCCATCGCTTCCATTTGAGCTTTTACCTCTAAAATCTTCTGGGCACGTTCTATAGCATCCATACGATCTAGAACATTACCCCATTTTTGGTCCCCCGCGATGATCCTCCCGAGAATATCTTTGGGTTTGTCGCGTTCACTGCATAAAAATACCAAGTGACCGCGAGAAAATAATGCCCAAGGATTTTGTTGTTCATGCGGAGTAGTTCTGTGTTCAGGGGGAATCCATCGTAGTTCGAGTGCTGAATCATAGTCCTGTAAGGTTTCTGCTAAATGGATAAATTCTTGGCTTACCCAATGACCATCGTCTGTTGCAATATACATTACTTATGTCACCCCCAAATCTTAGGCTCTTCGGGAACTAAAGCATATAAATCTCTTATGGAATAAGGCTGAGGATCAGTAAGACCGAGTAAATCTAATAACCGTTTTCGTTCTCTATCTGATATTGATCCTTCTGTATAAGCACTTAATCTACGCATATTTCTATCTGTTACAGACAAAACTTCGTTTCCAGGAGAAATAAGTACAGTAACTGCTCTCCACTCTCTTGCGAAAGTATCTAGTGGAGCAATTTTAGCTTCTACAGTTCCAGTATTTACTACATCAGCAGTGGCAACGTGTCCTACTGCTCCCGCATCCGATCCTCCTGTATTCCAACGGAATACAATATTTAGTTCAACAGGAACTACCATATTATTAGTATGAGTTTTATTCCATACTCTAATAGCTAATCTATTTGGACCTGGTGATACAACCGTAGGAGTAGTAGGAGTAAGCGAGTTGCCCGATGCTTCTGCAGAAAATACTTCTAAAGCAACATGATTACTAACAAAGAAGAGCGTAGCAATTACCCTAGCTGCCACACCCGAAAAATTAAAAGTATAGTTAGCGGGTTCAGAAGCAAGAGAAGGACGAGAATATAAAGCTAATTGTGCTCCAACAGTATCAGGAAAATCGTAATGCTCAGTCCAACCTGCTTCTACAGGAGTTACTACTCCAATACCTCTCCAAGAAATTAATGCAACTAAAGTTTTTCCTACCTTAGAACCTCCTGGAACTACTGCGACAACCTGAGTAGCACCAGCACCACTAATTACTGTATGCTTAGGCGCTTCGATTATCGCATTCACTTACTGAGCCTTTTTCTTCTTAGCAGCCATTCTTCGCATAAGAGCGCGTCGACGAGGATTATCAAAATTCCTCTTTAGTACTTCTTCTCGATCCCTAGGCCCTACTTTCCTAGGAACACCAGGAGTTGGATTCCTGCCAACTCTCCTACCTTTGTTTTTATAGTTTGCACCACTGCGCCTAGTATTACGTTTACCAGTACTTTTTTCAAGCTCTTCTAGTAATTTCTTCCTACGCTCTTCATTGTTATCACCAACATCACCGTAGGAAGGCCTTGACCTACTATTAGATCCTACACGCGTATTACCAACAACAGGACGCGACAACCCTTTAGCAGAAATACTAATCCTTGTAGAACTGGGCGATCCTGACTGACGCCCACTAGTAAACCTGGTTTGGGTACTTGGGAGCCCAGTATATAAGTTATTTCTTTGATCTGTTCCTCGGAAAGGTGGCATATCAACTCCCTTTGGTGAGGGGACTGCCCCCTAAGACAATCCCCTCACCAATTTATTTAAGCAGCGGGTTCAGTAACACCAGTAAGTTTACCATGAGCATTACGGCGAGTAGTAGCTAACTCGCAGTACTTGAACATGGTAGCTTCGTAGGCATCGAGTGTACCTGCAGAAGTAATAACTCGCTGCCACATAGAACCATCACGATCCATCCAGTCCCAATCCTGAGGCTCAAAGAGAGTTAATTCTTTCTCAGAGACAAAGTAAAGAGAACCTGGCTGGCAATCTACGTCGTGAACAATGGGAATATCGCCTTCATCTGTTGTGAAAGCAAGACCACTAAAGCCACCCGTAAACTTAGTAGTGTTAACGTGCTGACGCTCCTGAGCAAGAAGCTGGAAGTAAGCACGACGGACACCAAGTGAACAGAATCCAGCCGAGATATTATCTCCACCATCCGTATAAATACGGTCGGCAAGCTGAATCATAACACCTTCGGAAAGAGCACCACCAACAGCAATTTCACTAGAAGCCCAAACCGGAGTAGTAGAAGCATCAATGTTATAAACAGAACCAGTAGAGTCAATGAACTGAGAGAATCCAGTAATTTCTTTACCAAGAGAACCAGCACGAACTAAGAAGTCGTTAACTGCAACCGCAACAGCCAATGCAACAGCGCCGTCAATAGTTTGGCTAAGAGTTACAGTACCAGTTGTCTTGTTAACATTGGTAACGTACACACCAGCGTTATTGACTGTCGTACCATCTGAGTCAATAACATCAACACGCATACCAACTTCCATGTACTGCAAAGCATTGGTACCAGTGTTAACTAGAGTAGTTGTAGAACCCGTAACAGCAACTACCAAGATTCCAGTGTTAGTACCATAAACCTGGCGGTTGAAGTCCTTTTTAAGACCCTCAGTAAGTCCGTTAACCTCTTCTTTCACCAGATCGGCAAAAGCCTGAGGATTTTCAGTCGCAAGCTCGAACATCTGACCAGTAAGATCAATCGACCCATACAGGTATTTAAGGGGAACCTGAGCATCCTTGTACTTGTTAGAAAGAGCTTGTGGCAGAGCCTCACGCTCTAAACGAGCACCAATAGCGTGGTTCCGGCGAATTCGAGTTGCGAACCGAACATACTTACCACCAGTAGTATGCGAAATATTATCGCTGCTACGAGTGATTCGAGAAAGAGTCTTAATCCTAGACTGAAGCTGATCCCGAATCCGATCGAGATAAACTTCCTTAAGAGCTTCCGCAACAGCGGTCATTGTAGCAGGCATTTAATTTAACCTCTCTGAGAATCCATAATCATTTGAGCGAACATATCCTTTGCCTCTTTATCAGACATGTTCTTGACATTGACCTTAGGAGTAGGAACTGCACCGCCACCCGATCCTCCATGAAGCCTAGGAGGAGGACGACGATTTCCACTAACACTTTCTATAAATTTGAAATAAGCCTGAGCAGCTTCATCAACTGAAACGTCATTAGCAATTATGAACATTTCCACGAAGTCTTCTGCTTGCTTATCAAATTTACCGTATTTCTTCTCAGCTTCCTCGAATTCCGCATCGAGTTCAGTATCTGCTTCAAATTCAGCCGCTTCTTCTTGCTGAGCCCTGTGCTGCGCCAGCATAATATTAGCTAAAACTTCATTACGCTGCGCTAATTGCTGAAAAGCAGGATGCTGCTCTAGATCGAAATT